ACCAATCCTAGCGGCTTCACCAATTTCTCCTTTATATGGACATGGTGTTCCAGCCATCATCATTGCATCGAATACTTTCTCATCTTGACACATTACAGATACGGCTGCAACTTTCATGCCCATATCGTAAAGTGTCTTTGCATTTTTCAATCTCATACAGTTTTCTTCAGTAAATGTTGTGCCTGCTGAGATACCTAGAATCTGTGTCTGAACAGCACCAGCAACACCAATCGTACATAAGTCACTGTTGTTACCACTACTAAACTGTGGTGAGATAGCAGAAGGTGGTGGAGACTTTACAGTCGTTGTCATTTCACCGTTTGTTGTGATTGTGCTATTACTAGTTGATTCAGTCACAATCGGTTCAGCGTAAGATGCACCAATCCCCATCAGAATGATGCTGAGTGTTAAGAATATTCTTTTAATCATGGTTAAACTCTCTATAGTGAATACTTCACTCATATGTATTCTTTTAAGTATTTATGCATTGTCAAAGTTTTGACATAGTAAAAAAAATGACTAGGATGCTAGTCATTATTACGACACATCCTAGTCATTGTTTATACAGCAGAGCAATCAAATAAAGCGATTGTTGCTTGTTTGTGTTCCTACTAAGTTTTAATTGGGCGAACAGACCATTCCCAATTCTCCTTTGTTGTGACAGACTAACCGTTGGCCTGTGCGGGTCTATTGAGCGACCAACCTATAAGGTGCCAGATTCTGTTTCGAGGCTCTGGCGGGCCCAGAGATTATGCCGCTAGGCGCATCTCAGGTGCAAAGTTATCGTTTGCATTTACAAGTTTGTTACGATTATGGTTGCTTCCACACCAGTTCTCCACTTTCCTACTAACTGTCAGTCGAACCTAGTTCGCCCCCATCATAAACACACTAGGATTGTATTGTTCCACTTCGGTCTTGATACAAACATCATCTAGTGTGTTTATGGTGGAGGCGATGGGTACTGCCCCCATGTCCTGTCCAGCGTCCGAATCGCTTCATCGAACATCTTTATTTATACTATAAAAGACTTCTGTTGTCAAGAGGCAATTGAATCTTTTGGTTTACAGACATATGATACAGTATCCCAATCACCGTCTGGTGGTATTGCAACATACTGCACCAACATTTCACGACATTCTTCTTTTGTATCAAACCACTGCACATCTTGTGTTAGACAGTTACTACCCAAGCAGACTGTCAGTAGTATGTGCCAGATAACATCCATGCTCTAAGTTCCTTCCATTCCCAATAAAAGTTTATTCAGCATCTCTTCTGTAATATCTGAATCAAACCTATCTCCATAACCAACCACACAAGTCCATTTATCACCAACCTCTATCATTAGCCATCTACCCTCTTTGTTCATATAGAACACAATAGGAACTTCAAATGTTTCCATTTCTGAAGTCGCACCATATCCAACAGCAATGAAAACTGGTTTCAATTCATTAGGAAACACATACGCTTCATACACCTCTATTGGTGTTGCACATTGAACTGGTTTTGATTGCCATACTGGATTTGCTTGTGCTGTATTACTAAGAAGCCCTACCAGCAAAAAACTTAGTAAAATCTTTCTCATGGTGTTGTTCCTTATAAAGAGCAATCGTTTCTATACAGTCATGTATATGATTGTCTCTTTTCTCTATGAACACCTGAGGCTCTTCATCATCGACCGCTATGAGAATTACTATCTGGTCTACAGGTATTCCTGTACGCTCTTCGTACATTACACAATATGCAGACGCTTGTTGAAAGTAATTAGAAATCCATTCTTTCTTTTTTAGTTTGCGTGATGTTTTGAAATCAATCACAGACAAACGGCCATCAAACTCTGCTATACAATCAACTCTACCAGCAACACCAAGATAGTCTGAATATAATGTTGCTTCTTGAGTATGTATATTATTTATATGCGAATCCAAAAAAGGCTTCAAAGTCGCAAACATTTGCTTGTCGACCGGCATTGTTTTCTCGTTGATGTATGGCTTATTGTTCAGATAGTCTTCACACATCTGGTGAACATTCGTTCCTCTACGAGCCGCTTGTGTGGATATCTTATTTGCTTCTTCTTCACCAACTCTTTTTCTCCACTCCATAATTGCTTTCTTAGAGAGTATTGAGAGAACAGTTGTGATAGATGGATATTTTTCACCAGTAGGCGTCACATAGTAACGCCCACCGTTGATTGTTTCTGTTTGTATTTCTGGTATCTCTATGGATACATGATTAAATGTCATTTCATATTAAGATTCAACTTAGAAATAATATATTCCTTAACCAAATCACTCCTTACAATGTCTTCCTTGTGGAACTCTATAAAATCGAATGACTTCATGGTTTTAATAATTTTCATGAAGTCTAGTATTCCTTGTCGTTCATCATCCCATCTAAAATCAGATTGTCTAAAATCACCACAGAAGATTACTCTACAGTTATCACCAATTCTTGTAATTATGGAGTCCAACTCCTGATATGTCATGTTTTGACATTCATCTACTATAACAATACTGTCGTTGAATGTCAAGCCTCTAACAAAAGATGTGGTGGTGAATTGAATTTGATTTCTAGATTTCAGAACTTCGTATGCGTCACCTCTTCCAAATAATTCATTAAATATCGCATAATATGGTGCTTCGTAAACTCTTGCTTTTTCTTTTACTGAGCCAGGGAGAAATCCCATGTCTCTGGTGGGAACTACACTACGAACAATCTGTAGTGTTTCTTTTTCATCATACTTATCTATGATGTCTCTAATTGCCAGATATGATGATATGAAAGTTTTTCCTGTACCGGCTACTCCATGTAGCATCATGTTTTTTCCGCTTAGATATGAATCAAACACTGTCTGTTGTGTGTCTGTCATCGGTTCTATATCATATAGATGTAAACCGTTTTGTTTTCTCTTTGCTTGTTTATTGTTTAATCTTTTCCTTTGTCTGTGAGTTAGTGGATAGATATTTTCATCATAGGCATAAGAGATGCTATCTGGCATGGGCGCTCCTTTATAGGTCCATTGAATACTTACCCTTTCTCACACCATGCTTATCCAACACAGCAGAAGTCTTCGCCGCTTTTGATGTGCGGCCTCCATGTCTGTCTGCTAATGTTGAATTTGGATGAGCCTCTGCAATGCGGGCTAAATTTTCTTTCCATCCGTCATCGTTTTTAGGCATTCCAGCAATCATATTCATACGAGTAAGAAGTTGTTTGATGTGGGGATTATCAGCAAGATATTTCTCACGCTCTTTCATACTCATTATTTCAGTGAATTGCTCACCAGTCTTAGTGTTCTCAAAATCATAGGTCGGCATAATATCTCCTGATTATTACATTTATTTATATGGTAACAGGATTCCACCAGTAAGGCGTTTGACGCTTTTTCCAGTTTGCAAAACCTGTTTTGTATTTATTGTAATAATTGCGATACGACTCAATAGGGTCTTGACACTTGACATCATCATACATTGCAAGGTCTTCATAAGAGAATGCAAATGATTCCCAAGGAATGTTGATTGGTAGTTCTTTGAGATAGTTATACCGTTCAGTGCATTTATGAATCTTACCATAACGATATGTGTATTCATCAAGCAGATGACTCCACATTTCAAACAACCACTTGTAGTTTTCAGACGATTTACGCAACCATTGATTTGATGGATGATTGACATGGGATGCTTTCATAAGATTTGCTTCCATGATTTCATTATCCATACGCCAGCGTTTAATCTTGCGCCCATTCTTAGTTAGACCATAATATTCTTCACCATCCAATACACGATGTGCTGTTGACATAAGTTGTGCATACTCCACAATCATCTTAGTGCAGTGTTTGTCATTGTGCATCATAGCACAAATCTTAGCGTCTTCATGTAGATAGAATATATTCATAATATAAAGTCCTGTATAAATGCTACGACACCCATAATAAACACAACCACAATAAATGTCTGTGCCATTCTAACTGCTATGTAATCACTCATCATCAACCACCAATATAATGTTACCACTCATTGTTACTCTGTAATCATCTCTTTTATTGGGTAGAACATAATGACCCAATGAACTAGGAAAGATTAGTAGTGTGCCCTCTTCTTGTTTTGGTATTGAGGTGTGGGCCCAGACGAAACTATTCTCGTCATCATATTTGAACAATGTTCCAAATAAATT